CTCGTCTTTGAAAACCTTGTCTGTGAATCGTTCCTTCATTCAGGAACCTAGCACGCACTCTAGCGCTTGTCAATCCCCCATTAAGGAATGACCTGGCTCACAAGAGCCTCACCCTGCCTGCTAACCCTGTACTTCCTGCCACAGCGGAGAGTGACGTCATCGTCGAAGTAACCGCCCAGGTCATTCTCCAGTTTCTGGGTGAGTTCATCCATGATGTTGGACACAGAGCCGTCCGTCCCGTAAGCCTCCTTGGACTCGTCGCCGATCACGGCCACGCCAGAGTAAGCCCCACGTCTGCGGCTGAGGCGGGTCAGGTCAACGACGACCGAGGGTTGCTGAGCCGGGGGCGCGGTTTCTGTGAGGATTGCAATGAGTCTCATTCGTGTAATAAAAACGCGGCCTGTCTCAACCGCAATCCCTATACTGAGTGCAGGGAGTCGAAGACTCGCTGCAGGTCTTCTTGGGACTTGGCTTGGACGCTCATGCTGAGCTGGCCACGATCGGGTCCGCTCATCGCACCTCCCATCAGCTTGGCAAGCTCGCGCAGGGCAGCCTGAGGGTTCTCAACCTGAACAATCGAGCCACCACCGGTCGGACGCCTGCGCCTCAGAGTCTGGTCTGGATTGGCAGCGGCCCTGGCCTTGGAGAACTTGTTGACGTAGTGCTGGATGGCTCGCTGCGTCTGCGCCATTTCGTGCTGATCATTGTCGCGCTTCACTCCAGCCTCCAAGACTCCCGACGGGGTAGCCCTGATCATGATTGTGACTGGGTACAGGTTGGTGTCAGCCTGCAGGGCTCGTGTCAGCTTAGTAATCTCAACCAGAATCTTGGTGTGGGGAAGCATAGTCTGCAGATATTTAGAAGCGTCTGTAACTATCAGCGTATGGCACTCATGTCACCTTTCGCTGGGAACTCGCTGTTGGCTCAGAACGGAGCGTTCGAACCGCAACGCAAATCCAACTTCGCGCTCATCATCCCCGACACCGGAGGTGATTTGCTGGTTCTGTCTGTTAAGAACGTGCGTCCTCCAGGGATCGGCGTTACCAACCCAGCCATCAAGGCCTTCAACACTCCCGTCAAATATGCGGGTGCCATGGAGTCGGCTGAAAACATGGCGATCTCCTTCTACGACTACCTTGACACCGACGTGCTGGATCGCCTGGCTGCTTGGTTCAGGCAGGTGTACAACCCAGCCACCGGCGCAATCGGTCGCGCTCGCGACTACAAGCGACGTGGCAGCCTGATGCTGCTCCCTCCTGGGATGGACCCGGCTGCTGCCCCTGGCATCGTTGACTCTGGTGCCTACCGCAACCGCGTGTGGGTCTGCCGTGGCCTGTTCATCAAGAAGCTCACCCCGGACGAGTTCGACCACGAGTCCGACGCTCCGGCGATGATCAACGTCGAGCTGTCCTGCGACATCTGCTATCCTAAGATCCTGGACGTCTAGGCCTTCCCAATCCCGACTGAGTGAACCAGTTTGACCCAGTCTCGAACCCGTACACCACGCTGCCCCTGCTGTACACGGCTTCGCCGGTCCAGGATGACAACACCGGGTGGCTTGGTCAGTACGGGAAACGGTTCCATTACCCGACGGTCCTGGCCTTTTTCAAGTATCTGGCGATAGCCGGACTTCCGGCCCTGCAAGAGGCCGGACGCTGCATGTACTACGGGGACGACAACTTCGCCAACATCTGGCGGATCGCTCTGGAGGAGAAGTTCGGGTATGAGACGGTCCCGGTCCTGCGTTTGGAGGTAGGGAGCCTGGAGAAGCTGTTCAAGTCCCCGTTCAAGACCAACGGGCAACAAACTGTTGAGGCCACGTTGATTTGGCTGCACGAGGGCTGGACGTGGTTCCTTGCCAACGTTCCAGCTGGCTCCCTCCCATTTCCCTCTTGGGAGAACTTCATTGGATCGCCGGAGCCAGTGCCGACGAGCCCTCCCGGAGACGTCGGTTAACCTTTGACTTTGAGCCAAGCGGCACGGCGTCCCATCCCCTGCTTTTGCAGCAGAACCACGTTGGCTGCGGTGTGCAGGTCCTTCTCATTATCAACTAGAGCCTCTCCCATTTCGTGGGTCGGCTTGTAGTTCACGACGGCCTTGGTCATAATGGTCAACATGTGGCAGTAAAGGTGGAAGGAGTCGGGAAGCCACATGCGCTCGGTCGAGCTGTGGCTGATGTCGCGCTCCAACCAGAGCTCAATGTTCTCCATGGCGACCATGGCGTTGCCGCGTAACACACGGGCCAGACCACAAACCTTTTCGAGATCAGCTGGGTTGGTTTTGTGAGGCATCGCGGATGAGCCCATTTCGTGGTGCCCCTTTTCCCGTCCCATTTCGCCCTTGAACACTAACAGGCGCATGTCGAGCGCCATCTTGGCAAGCACGCTCCCGTTGATCGCGATGGACGACGCCAGTCTGGCAAAGTCCGACCGCTCCGAGCACTGCATGTAGTTGGGCTGGGCTGGCGCTCTGCCTTTTCCACCATCGTTATGGAAACCGAGAAGTCGTGCCAGCTCGATCCTGGTGTCGATGTCAAGATGCTTGGCGTCTCCGAGTGGTCCAGTCAGATGCGGCTTGATCCGTGGTAGGTCGCGCAGCTCGTTGAAACAGCGCTGCCAGCGCGCACTGAGGCACATCGCCTCGGCTGGCATCCCGTGGGTATAGCCGACGCACGCGGCGTCTCCAGAGTTCGTGATGGCCTCCTTGAAGTCGTGTTTGAGCCACTCGATATGCCTGAGGGCAGCATGAATCTGCAGACTGGTCGCAGTGTCAACCACATCGGACGATGTGAAGCCGCGATGCAGGAAGGTAGAAACGCAGCCGTCAGCCCTGGCTTCCAGCACGTTCAGGAACGCCCCGACGTCGTGGTTGGTACCTTGCTCCTCGTGTTTGCAGGCGTTGATGAAGCTGGTCAGATTAACACCCTGGAGCCCCTGGATGAAGGACGAGAACGGTCTGCTGACATCCTCCGGAGCGAGGGCTTTAACCAAGGCCTCCTCGATGAGGAGCCAGAGGGTATACTTGCGGTCTTCCGAGAAGATCTCGGCGATTTTGGGGTCCTGATAACGGGAGGTCATCCCACAAAGTAATCGAGGCCGACCGCCTCAGCAAGCTAGACCTTCAGGCGCTTGAGGGCTCCCACGTCGAGGTTGCTGGCGAACGGCTTGAGCAGCCCAGCTGGCATTTTGTCCGCCGGGAACCAGCCCGCTTTGGAGTGCTCTGTCTGGTCGAGCTGTGGGAGCTTAAACTCGGCAGGCACTGCTTGCATGAAGCAGTAAAACACCACCCGGACGTCGCCGTGGGTCCAGGTCGAGCGGTAGTTGAGGCGGAGCGCCATCGGCTTGGACTCCTTATAACCGGTCTCCTCCTGAACCTCGCGGACTGCGCATTGTATCAGAGTCTCGCCGTCTTCGAGCTTACCGCCGAAGGCTGCCCACTCGCCGGAGCCCCCATCACTGTCCGCACCGCGCTGCCCCAACAAGACCTTTCCGGTTGAGGGGCAGTAATAACAGATTCCGGCGGCGACGATGTTCTTCACGCCGCATACTTACTTGGCCGTCAGGCTTTTCAGAATGGTGGGCCACTGGTGGAACAACTTGCCCAGAGGGGAAGTGTTGAGGATGCACTGAGTGTTCCAGGTCTGGTGGTTGGTGTCGGTCTCGACCGAGAGGACTCCGGCCCAGACGTTGCCCACCATGGTAGCCTTCAAGACCTTGGTCGCGCCCTCGCGGGTCACTTTACCAGCCAGCTTGATCACGTAGGAATCGAACTCGAATTCGGCTTCCTTCTGAGCCTTGGTGAGGTAGCCGTCCACCACCTTCTGGCTGCTGAGTCTGGCGGCGAGCTTCTCGCAGGTGGCGTCGTCATTGTAAAGGCCCCATTCGGCAAAGACCTGGGAGCGGAGGCTGCTGTGAGCGCTGATGCTGGCGGCGAAGGTGCCGTCGAGAGCTTTGACGAGGGTGGCCTTGATCTGCTCGGCCTTGTTGTTGCGGGCGCTTTCGATGAAGGCAGCGCGGTTGGAGGCGAGTCCTTCCAGAAGGGTCTTGACGACTTCGGGGTCGGCCTGTTCGAGCCTGACGCCGGACTCCAGCACTGGCTTGGGTTCAGCCAGCTTGGCGCGCTTGGCGGCGAGGCGAGTCTTTTCGGAGGCCGCGAATTCGGCCAGCTGCTTTGCCAGCTCCAGCACCTGAACCAGCACGGGGCGTTGTTCTTCCAGTTGAGGGAAGAAGGTCGCCAGCTTCTCGAAGCGCTTCACGAAGCTGGCGGTGGTGTTCCAGCCGGGGAACGTGTAATAGAAGTCGGACCAAGCCTTGTAGGAGGGTTCATAGCTCTCTGGTTGATACTTGAGGGTGGAGCCGGTGATCTGACCGGCGAGGGTTTCCAGCTGACGGGAGGTCTTGTATTTGTTGAACATGCAGAAATCTAACACAGACTTTAGCGCTTGTCAAGTGCTGAATGACAAGGCGGTTTCACCGACTGATCAGGGGGCTCCCCGATTTCTGGGTAAGTTATTATCATGTCAGAATACTCGACCCCACACGAAGACCCTGTTGAAGAACTATTTGCTGCAGAACTCCCTGAGGTTTTGCGGACTACCGGCTGGTCAGTGACGATCGGCGACGACCTGCAGCATTGCAATCAAGAGGTGATGCGCGAAGGTGAGTTCGTTTGCCTCAGTCCGATTGACAAGGGGAGAACTGAGCAGGCAGTGATCGCCACCCGTCACAGTTTGCCGGGAGTGTTGGTGGACTGGCATTGGATGCGCAACAAAGCAGTGGTGAGGTGTTTGAGGGGGAGCCCGGAAAAGGTCAAGAGCGTGTTTCTGGAACATTGCCGCCAAGAAATGCTGCAGCGGATCTTGAACAATGACGCCATGGAGCGCAGGGCTGAGTCTGAGGGGATGCCGTTCAACCCAAGATGGGAACGCAGTCAAGCTCACAAACTGGCGGCCTGACTACCAACGGGCGCGGCCTCCTCCCATGCTCCAGGCAGCCATGGCTGACATGGCAAGCAACCCCCGCGTAGCGCTGTGACTGAGTTGCCAAGATGGTGGGTAGTTCTGAGGGTCAACCGCGCTGAGCCAGTCGTAGGGAGAAGTGCGCAGAGCTGCCTCTGACCGGCGGAACCGGGTCTCGATCTTCTCGGCGTGGAGCCCGCCGTGACACTTCTTGACCTTACGACCAGAGCCGCACGGACAACGGTCGTTCACTCCGAGGGCGACAGCGAGCTTGGACAGCTCGAACGCTGCCGCAAACTCCTCCCTCTTCAGATAGAAGCGCCCGATGATGTCGTCAAGCTCTGCGTCCGGCACGGGCTCAAGAGGGTAGGAGTCTTCAGGTGCTCTCATTTCTGTGGTTTTTGGGCGTGGAAGGCGCGGTCGGCTGCCATAGTTGCAGGCCAGCCCAGACGCCACAATTCGAAGGCGACCTGCTCCTCCGTGTAGGCCATAACCTGAGCGGTTGTGATAGGAGCGTTCACCAGTTCCGTAAGAACGCAGTTCTGGTTCTTGAGAGTATTCGCCATGTCCCACCAGATCAGCTTGGCGATGCGGATGCGCAGGGTCATGTCGGTGATCCATTCCAGCTTGAAGTGCCAGTCCATGCAAGAGACCTCGCGCAGCTTGCGGAAGCGTGCCTGGATGTTGCTGGCAGCGGTCTGCGCCTCCGTCACCCCCTTGACCTTCGGTGCCTTGATGGCCGACGGAATCTGGAAGAAACGGGAGTCCAGGTTGAGGTCCTTGGACAGCTTGACGTAGGGATCGACGACTTCCTTGCCGCCGATCATCTTGATGTGAACGTCGCCTTTCAGGATCGCCGGGGCCTCGTTCTCAGTCCACTTGCGGATCGCGGTGCGTGCCATGATGAGGTGGGAGCGACGGCTGTTGCTGGAGGCGATTTCGCGACGCAGCTTGCTGTCGCTCTCGCCGTTGAACTCGGCGATGAGGGCCAAGTCTCTGGAGAGTTCGGCCCGGTAGAGCTCAATGGTGAGGTCAGCCGGTGGGAGGGTCGGGGCTGGGGTGGAGGTCGGGGCGATTGAGATGGCAGTGATCATAGTGTGATGGGAGTGCTGTTTAAGCGGACGGGTGAAACTTAGCACATCCGGAGCGCCTGTCAAGTCCCCCCCGCAAAACCAACCTCGTCGTAGCTATTCGGGATGACCAGCCCACTTCCTCAGCTACAGACTTTGACCGGTGAAGGCGTGTTCCTTCGACTGACCCAAGACGGCAACAGCGTGTTGCAGGGGCTGACCCGCAACGGTGTTACCCTAGCAACGCCTGTGCCACGCATCAAGGCAGAGATTCACCTGACCAACGTCGGGCGTAAGCCGGTGGAACTCACTCTGCGTTCCATGAAGGACGGCGTCAAGGTCGGCAGTTCCCAGATCAACACCGTCGTTCCGCAGCAGTCCGTCACGGTCTCCTTCGACGACTGGTTCACCGACATCGAGTTCCTGGCCGCAGGCGTGGCCGGTAACGATGGCGTCACCTCTTTGATGGTTCGCGGGGCGGCCTCCGTTGCATTCAGTGTGTTCCTACATCCGACCGATCCGAAGGTCGGCACGATCAACGACGAAACCCCGCCGTTCGACTATCCAAGCCACCCACCAGTGTGATCCCCTAGTTATCACCAATGAGACTCCTTAGGTGCCTGTTGAGTGAAACGAAGGGGGCAAGCAGCGGCACGAGCAGGCTGCACGCCATCCTGCTTGAAAATGACGCTTACAAGTCGTACAGCGACGTGTGGCTTACCGCCACCCAGTTCCTGAACGAACGCGCCCTGTCAAGCAGTGCTCTCCCGGCAGAGAGCGAAGAGAAGCTGCTTATCGAAGCTCTGGTGGGTGCCATGCATCAGTTCAAGCCGGACCCCCAGACTGACCCCTCGCAGCAGATCCCAGGACTGGTCGCCAAGATTCAGGACATCCTGGGAAGCGCTGACACGGAGCTTTCCAAGTACATGCGACAGACCCTCGAGGGTCTGCAGCGCCTGCGCGTCCAAATTCCCGACTCAGAAGAAGTCCCAGATGCTCCACCAGAAGGCGACGACAATGAAGACACAGCCAGCCCCTCGAAAGATGCAGCCCCAAGCAAAGGCAAGGAAGAAGAGCAGCCTCCTAGTGAGGTTCAGGGCCTCGCGTCGAAGCTGGGCTTGAGGGACTCCGTTCAGGCTGGGCCAAGGCTGATGTCGGCCCTGTTCGAAACCAACCCACCGCCGAAGCCGGGGGAGCCGGTCATCACAGTCCAGAACGGCAACACTAGAAGGCGACAGGTCGTGAAGTCTGACGCCACTAGGACCACGGTCATTGACCCCGATCATCCAGATCAGGGGACCGAAGATGTCCCGACCAAGGAGATCGGGTCCGACCAGCCAGACGGCAAGCCAGCACCGCCTGGAACTCAACCCAGCACCTCGACCGGACCAAGGCCACCGTCCCCTCCAACTCCTCCCCGTTATGTCTGACCTCAACACTTATATGGGGATGCTGCGTTCCCACATCAAAGCCAGCGACCTGTTCTCATCGCCGCACAAGATCTCGCCCGGAATCAACGGCAGGTTCAGCTACTACGACAAGGTCGAGAACGTCGTGTACATCGCTCAGGAGTGCCTCGACAAGGGCGAGGACTCCCATTATTTGGTCACGCAGTCATTCCTTGAGGCCTATTGGGACCGGATGACTCCGCGCAGCCGTCTGACTTGGCAGCACAAGCTCGTTACTCCACGGGCTCGCACGATCGAACAAATCGAGCACCACATCAACTCTGGTGTTCCGCTCCGAGTTGTCTATCAGAAGTTTTCCGACGCCGTCTCGCGTCTGGTCGCCATCCACATTACCAACGCTCTCGTGAAGTCCGGCGGCTACGCCCACGGCGTCCCCTTGGCTGAGCACCCGTCAACCGCCGACTTCGTGTCTGGCAAGAGGCCGTTCAGCCTGACTCCGCTGCTGTCGGTGTACAGCGGGGCTATGATGGACGATTTCAAGGCAGCTGCTGGCACGTGGCTGTTTGGGGGAGTCCAGGTCACGGAGTCCTCGACCAAGCAAGCTCTTGAGGACTTGCTGGCGTCAATGTTCAACTAGCCTACGGCTATGCCATTCAAGAATTATCTCCTGCAGGACGCCCTGATGCGTCACACTCTGGACTTGCCAGAGCGGGAGTACTACAAGGTGCCGTTCGGGGTGCCGAAGGTTCCAAACCCTGGTTACGTGCTACTGACACGCCGTCCAATGTCGCCCATGTTCAGGGTGATGTGGAATGGTGGTCAGACGGTCTCGATCATGGGGGACGACCCTCAGGTGCTGCAGAAGCTGGCTAGGTTCGGTGTTACTAAAGAGCGTGCCGAGAAGTCGCTTCAACACATCTGGAACTTCAGCCAGGCCTACGTCAAGTTGGAACCGGGCTTCCCAGACGCCCCTCCAGTTGTCATGCCTAAGTCCGTGTTAGCCGGACGCGTTGCGCCGTCTCCGATGCGCCCATTGCCGGTCAGTACAGACGAGGCTTAACGGAGCGCATCAGGTTGCACTCAGAGCGAGTCTCCGGTCAGGGCGTCATAGGTATCCGAGCAATGATTAAACTCAGTGAATGGCAGACAGTACAGGAGTCCCTCTCAAAGAGCGGCTTCCGTCAATACGGCCCGATTCAGCTGCACGAAGCAGCCGGTCGCACCACTTTCCAGGCGACTGGCGTGTTTCAAAACCATGTGGAGACCAACCTCAACGGTCGCCGCTACGGCAAGAAGCTCTGGGAGAAGAACCTTGCCCCCGGCAGTGACTTCTCCAAGATGCTCGCCGAGCGCGGTGTCCTTGGGATGATCGAGCACCCAGAAGACGGTATGACCAGGATGGCTGAGGCCTCCCACGTCGTAACCAAGGTCTGGCTTGCCACCGAGTCTGAAATTGCCGAATCGAAGGGTGAACTGCGCGAAGGCGACATCCTTGGCACCCTTGAGGTCCTGCCGACGCCGCAGGGTAACCTCTTGCGGTCCCTCATCGAAGCCCGTGTCCGCTGGGGTGTCTCCAGCCGTGGCTCAGGCACCACCACTCAGGCCGAAGGTTTCCTGGACGTCAACGAGGACTTCATGCTCGAAACGTGGGACGTGGTCTTCACGCCATCCGTGCAGCGCGCCATCCCAAGGAACATTCAGGAAGTTGCCGCCGGTCGTGCTCCAACCCTTCCAAGTCCAGAAGAAGACATCCAGGAATCCGCGATCAACCGCACTCTGGTATCGGTCGTCTCCAGCGCGTTCGGCAAACTCTCTCTGATCGAAGGTCAGGACGGGAAGCTCAAGTTCGCTGGCAACGACGCCCTCAACTTCGGCACCTTCGATTCAGTCTCCAGCGCTCTGGGATGCATCACTGAAGCTGCCGCAGCTCTCAAACCGAAAGAGAAGATCGTCGAGACCGCTCCGACGCCTCCTGCACCAGTTCCCGCCCCAATCTCCGCCCCAACACCAACGCAAAATACCACCGAAATGAGCAAACTCATCGAAGCCCGCGAGCTTAAAACCAACGCCATCCGTCTTGCCCAGACGGACTTCACCAAACTCAGGACCTCCGACAAGGCTGCGCTTCTTGAGTCCATCGACACCATGCGCGTCAAGGCTGCTGCCCTGATGCGTGAAGACCCGGATGTCAAACTCATCATCGAAGACGCCAACGCTCGCCTCACCGCTTTCGCGACCCGCCTCGACGAGAACGAAGAAGACGCCCCTCCGGCCCCTCCTGCTCCTCCCGCCCCCGGCGCTGGCGCTCCTCCTGCTCCTCCTGCCCCTGGCGGTGAAGACGAAGGCAACGAAGAAGGCTCCGCCACTGCGGACCTCCTGATCAAGGCCGCCGACATGCTCCGCACCTCCGCTGAAGGTGGCGTGGACGCTGAAGCCGCTCTGGCACTCGCCGACGAACTCGAAGCCAACGCCGACGGCGTCGCCACCGATCCCGTCGATTATGACGCAGCTGGCGGTGAGGAGCCGTTCGAAGAAATCCCCGAGCCTGCGACCCTCCCCGAGGCCAAGCGTGGCATCGCCAAGCTCCAGCGCCGTCTGCAGATCAACGAAAACCGCACCAAGCGCCTCAACGCCGCCACGGAAACGCTGATCCAGGAACACAAGACTCTCAAGGAAAGTAACCGTGGCAAACGCGGTGAAGGTGGTGACCTGTACGAACAGGCCGCTCGGAAGCTCGCGACGAAGTACAACAAGGACATGACCGAGATGGGCCGTCAGCTGTTCAAGCAGATCAAGCCCGAACTCTACGAAGCCAACAAGGCTGAACTTGAGGGCATCAAGGTCTACACCAAGCTTGAAGAAGCTTCGGACCGCATTGTCAAAGCCGCCGCTTCCAAGCTCAATGAGAGCGCCCCGAAACCCGGTGGTACCCCTCCGGCTCCTCCTGCTCCTCCTGCCCCTCCGGCTGAGGACTTGAATGAGTCGGTCAGTCTCCTCGGTTCCCTTCGTCGCGCTCAGCCCAAGAAGAAGTAACCCCAAGCACTCACCACCCACCCAAGCTAAACGCTACCCACTGCAATGACACACGTTGACAACTCCAAACTCGTCGAGACTCTCGTTCGAGGCATCAAACTCGCCGAAACCCCCATGGGCGTCGGTTCCAAAGGCAACATCATGGAAGCCAAGGGCTGGAAGGAAATGGTCGATGGCCTTCCTGACGACTACACCAAGGCTTTCGCTGCCAACATGCTCGAAAACTACCGCAATGCCATCAACAACGGCATGGTGGAAAACACCACGAGCACCAACATTGGCACTTGGGACAAGTACGCCATGCCGATGATCTCGATCATGTCGGAAAACCTGATCGCCCAGAAGCTCTTCACGGTGCAGCCACTCGACGGCCCAACCGGTCTGATCTTCTTCGCGAACTTCGTGACCGGCAAGGACAAGGGCAACACCCCTCGCGGCTCCAAGATCTGGGATGCGCTGACCGGCCACGCTGACCGTTACACGGACTCCGGCGACCGCGTCACCTCCGAAATGCTCGGTGCGGTGTCCAGCTCTGCCACCTCCGGCAGCCTGGCCTACACCCCTCTGATCCCCGGCACCCTGCAGCTGGTCGCCGACACGGCGGTCTATCGTGATGGCGGCGACGGCATCATGTACAACGTGGCTTCGGTTGCCAAAGGCTCCGTCGATTACGCGACCGGTGAAGTGTCGATCTCTGACGTCGGCCTGCCAGTTGATGGCACGGCGGTCGAAGTGAGCTACAACTACCACCAGGAACTCAACCCTGAGTCCCAGCAGGTGGACCTTGAGCTCCAGAGCCGCCCGATCCGTGCGGAAACCCGCAAGCTGCGCGCTCGCTGGACCCGTGAGGCCGCAATGGCTCTCGACGCTCTCCACAAGGTGAACGCTGAGTCGATGCTGGCTCCAGCGGTGACCAATCACCTCCACTGGGAAGTGGACCGTCAGCTGATCGAAGACGTCCGCAAGCAGGCTGGCGCTGGTACCTTCAACTGGTCCGCGAACATCCCGACCGGCAGCTACATCAGCTTCCAGGAACACAAGCTGTCCTTCATCGACGCCCTCGTCGGTGCTTCCAGCTTCATCGCCCGTGGCACCAACCGTGCTCGTGCGAACTGGGCTCTGCTCGGCCAGCAGGCTTCCAACATCGTCGAGACCCTCGCTGGTTTCGAAGCGAAGAACGACGACGCCGAGATCGAAGGTGCGCACGAAATGGGCAAGCTGGGTCGTCTCGACCTCTACGGCGACACCCGTTACCCCGTCACCGAAACCCTCGTCGGCTACAAGGGCAACGAATTCGTCCGCACGGGCTACGTCTTCGCTCCTTGGCTGTTGCTCTTCACGACCCCAACGGTCGAGCTGGACGACTTCATGAGCCGTCGCGGTTTCGCCTCCAGCTACGGCAAGGCGATGATCAACAACAAGTACTACTCGACGGTCCGCATCAGCAACATGCCGACCAGCTTCGGCAGCTAAGCCGTGAAACACATTCCCATGGGACCGACTTAACTAGGTTGGATCGGTCCCAAGGGCCATAAGCAGCGAGCCGGAGGTGAATTCGGGAGCACCTCCGGCTCATCTGTATCAAGACATCGCGTCCTTGACCCATTTACCACCAGCCTTAGAGCCCTGGACAGCACGGCATTTCGGGCAGGAGTCCTTCTTGGACCAGAGCTTACCGTGTTCGTGACAGTCAACGAGCCTAAGCTTCACAGTGTGGAAGATCATAGCCCTGGACACGCTAAACTGAGTTGCCAGGGCTCCCGCAGAGGTCCCGCCGAGCTTGAGTTGCTGAATCAAGGCAACATCAAGGACGGGCTGAGCCACCTTCCCGACAACCTCGCTGACTACCTTGCGCGGCTGCAGCACTGGCGGTTTGTTCTTGTGCGTCCGGGCAGGCGTCCCCGTGAAGATGAAGCACAGCTTGGCAGCTCCCCATTTCTTCGACAACTCATGCTTAGCTGCATACTCGGCCTCGGTCATCTTCATGGACACCGACCGGTTCCAGACAGTCTTTTTATGCAACACCCAACCACCCGGATCGACGTAGTGGTAATCGCTTGGTACCTCGTGACTGAATGTGAAGTTAGTGGCTTTGTACAGCGCTCCGTCATGCCCCTGGGTGCGGTCCGCATAGGTTACGACGGTACCCCCGATGAGCTTGAGGGAGCGTGATAGGAACCACGACCCCAGGTTCTTGACTTGATAAGCCGAATCGATGCAGAACCGGGTAAGCTCCGACGCTCCTTCGTATTTGAGGGTCTGCTCGTTACGCTGAAACTGACCGAACGAACAAGCGCCAATCAAAAGGTCGCCCAGATAAAGACCAAAGTGCCAGCGGCCACGGCACGATCCAAGGTAATGGGATGATCCGTAAAGCTGGCTGGCGTCGCGGCGATCAACCACCCGGCAGTCGAGCTTCGTGAAGTCAACGCTGCTCTGCGGAGGCACTTCCAGGAGTCCGAGGGCGCGCTTGACCAGGTACTCCAGCCTCCCCTGCTTGTAAAACTCGACCTCCCACACCTCCAGGAGTCGCAGCTTGGTGTACGACTCCACGTAAGTGGCCTTGGCCCGGTCGGCGCGCTCCTTGCGGGACACCGTGTGCCAATACTCGCCCTGGCACTCGATCAGGAGGCCACAGTGCGGGATAAACACGTCGAATGACCATGGCCCGATGACGTGTTCGGTGATGTAGTGAATATTGAGCCGGGTTAGAAGAGTCTCGACCTGCTGGTTCAGCGCTGAGCGCGGCTTGAAGGTACACGACTTTGCCCATGCAGCCTTGGCGTCCGCGTCGTCCCAGATCGCCAGTGACCTTTCCTTGAAACCATCACGGCGACAGTCGGAGCACTTGCCAGACTTGTGCGACTTAGACGGGGAGTTGCAGGATGAGCACTTCAAGGCTAGATATCAGAAATCCCTTATGACAAGCATTCGCCGCACCCTGCTCGAAATCCACCAAGGAGCCCAGCAGTCTAGTTTGCACGACCGGATCAGACAACTGACACCGGCGATGGCGAAGGCGGCCCAAGCGGTATACGACGCCTGGAACCAAGACGAAGACGGGATGGACGAGGAGTTCGGCGGTGGCGGGGCCTGCGACGAGATCGCGTCTGAAATCGCCAGCATCCTAGCCCACGCTGGGATCGACACCACCGAGGGAGGGCAGGACGGAGACGACCACGCTTACCTGTACGCCTACGACGATCGTGAGGCCTTCGAGGTTGACATCCCTCCGCACGTGTACGAACGCGGCAGCGGCTATTCCTGGACCAAGATTCCAGGCGTGGTGTTCGAGGCCGACGACGTCCAGATCACGCCGGTCAAACGGGCCGACATTCTCGCGGAGTCCTTGCTGACTGAGGCCTTCGACCCAAGCAGCATCCCGTGGTACCGTGGCACCGATGTTCCTGGAGTGTTTGGCAACACCGACACAGACGGGCAGTCGCAGGCCTATCATCAACGTGGTCCTGGGTGGTATCTGACGAGCAACCGTGAGGACGCCTCTTACTACGGCAAGCTCAACCAGTTCAGGCTCAACCCAGGTGCCCGAGTTCTTTCCGACAAGACCAGATTTAGCGCACGGATCACGAGCGCTCTCGTCATGGCTGCCCCTGACGTCGGAGAGACGATGTGGGACTGGGACGCTGACGGCGAGGGCAACGTCAAGCGCGGCCTAAAAGCGTTCATCGACGTGGTGTTCAGGCAGGGGATGGCTGAAGCTGTCCAGAGCGTATCAGCTGACTTTTACAAGAGCAGTCCAGACGCGTTCGTTGCCAACATGGCGAAGTTTTACGACGCTTACGTGACAGATCCGCTTCAGAGCGGTGTGAGGCATATGATCCTCTACAACAAGCAGGCAGTTACGCCAGTCGGGTGATCAGGCCTGGCAGGAGGAAGAGGACGGGACGACTCCTTTGGCCGATAGCATCGACACTGTCTTTTCCAGAATACGCGTGTGGATGACCGGCACCTCTTGCCTGGCGTCGAGCAAGATGGAGCGCCCGGAGTGCTCGGCGCACAGTTCGATGAAGCAGTTTCTGGCACGCTCGAAGAACGGATCTGCAAGGGACTCGAAGTTGTCCGTGATGTCGTTCCGCTTGAACAACCGGCCACGCGATTCCGCAACCGTGAGGTCGAGCACCACCACCAAGTCAGGATGCACGCCGGACGTCGCGAAGGAATTGAGGAACCTGATATCCACAGAATCGAGGCCACGGCCAGCTCCTTGGTAGGCTAGGGTGGACCAGATGAACCGGTCCATGATCAGGATGCCACCCTTTTCCAAATGGTCCTGCATGGACTCGATCAACTGAGCACGGCTGGCCTCGAACATGAGCAGCTCGGCCTTCGGCACCGGCTTGTACTCCCCATTCTTCAGAATGCGACGCACCTCCTCGCCAAAACCCGTCCCGCCTGGCTCCCGTGGCGTCTTGACGTCGTAGCCGAGGCGCATCAAGGCATCAGCCAGCAAGACGACTTGAGTGGATTTCCCAACACCCTCCAGGCCTTCGATTGCTATGATTGCCCCGTGGGGCGTTGGAGTCGTGGTGGTGCTCATGGGCGTGTGGGTGCTTGGAGTGTCAAGGGAGCCCGCTTTGGGCGTCGATCATCATCGAGAGATTGGCAACGTCGGCGGTAAACTCGGAGACGCGGGCCTTGTCGCCCTCGGCGACCGCCGCCTTGAGCTTGCCGACGTGGTCGGACAGCTCACCCAGGGCCTCACCTGGGTTGGGTTCCCAGGCCTTCCAGTCGCCCTTGCGCTCTTCGTTGGCGAGCAGCTCCTTCTCCATCCGGGAGACGAAGCGGTGGCTGACGCGCTGCTTGGCGTGGTGGCTTTCAGGCTCGATCGTTGCAAGGCGTTCGTGCACCGCGAGTAGCGAGATCGGGGCGTAGTTGAGGCAGTTGATCCCGACGTCCATCGAGCGCCCGACCGGCTCCAACGCCCCGTGGGAATGCCCAAACAGGTGGTAGGAGCCGTGGCAGGAGTTGCGCCATGTACGGTGAGAGTAATGGGACAGATACAACTTGATCGTCTCCTCGCCGAGCTGGCGCTTAACATAGTGGGACTCGTAGGCTGCGTGAAACTTGGCTCGTTGCTTCCAGGCGAGGGCATCGTCGTGGTTGCCACGGATCAGGAATACCTGCAGGTGCGACGTGGCTGCGAAGAAGTCCTCCATAGCCTGCTTTGTAAAGGCGACGTCACCGAGCACCCACAGCTCATTGCCAGTCGGCAGAGCCCGAAACGAGTCCAGCACCACGCGGTCGTGGTGCTGGATGTTCTCGAATGGGCGCGGATCATGCTTGATCACGTTGGCGTGACCCAGATGAGTATCGGCGCAGAAGTGTGGGTTCATTTCGTTTTGGTGCACTGGCGCAGGAGGTCCAGCAGGCCTGGACGCTGCATGACCAATTCGAGCAGTTCCGTGTTGGTCAGCGGGATCTGCGTTTGCCCGAGGCCTCCAGATGGCACGAACTCCTTGGACAGCAGCAGATCCTCCAGGGTGGCCAGCTTGACGCCGCGACGGGCCGTGAGGCGCAGCACGTTTTTGATGGAGCGCCCAGACAGCCGTGGGTGCTGCTTGCGGAACTCTGCCAGAGTGTTGTCAGGCAGCGCCATTTCGAACAGATCGGCAAAGATGCTGAACAGCTTGTGGGCGTCCTCGTCCGTCGGGTACTCGTAGCGGATCACCGCAGCGCAGCGTGAAATCACGGCGTCGTCAATGATGACGTCGCGGTTGGTCGTCAGGAACATCAGGCCGTTGAAATACTCGAAGGTGCGCAGGATGGTCCCCACGATGGCGTTCTGCTGAATGTCGGTGCCACGCTCATGAACATAGATGTCGCACTCGTCGATCAGCAGCACTGCCTTCCAGCGCTCAGCACGGGCGAAGATCACTTTGAAGTGCTCCTCCATCTTCTCTGGCTCAGTGCCGAGCTGATCGGACTGCACCTTGTAAAGGATGGAGCCCTTGGCCTCAGCGGTGGCCTCAGCGGTCAGAGATTTGCCCAGACCGGGCTCGCCGGTCGCCATGATGATCGTGCCAGCGGACTTGCCAGCCACAATGTCAGCGCTCAGAATGTCGGTGTTGGTAGCGAGGATGTTGACCAACTTCTTGAAGCGCTCTGGTAAGATCAGTTTCTCGACCAGATGCTTGTTGTACTTGTACTCGAACATCTGCTCGGCCAGCACCCACGAGTGCTTGTGGGTCTCCAGATTGAACACGTAAACGTAGGGGTGGACTGGAATCCGGAAATTGGCGACCTCGTCCAAATCAAACTCTTCGGTGGACGTTTCATCCACCGTGCGAGCCAGCGATGGGATGGCCTTATACTCGACGATGGCCTTGTTCCTGGACTTGAAGAATGGTACGTCGTTGACAACCCGGAACACGCCCTGGCTGATGCCCTTCTGTTTCTTCTTCCAGTCCCAGTCCCAACGGTCGTCATCGACGTCCAGGGTGTCGCTGCTGAAGTCCTCGGTCTTGAACAGGAACTGTTCATAGGAGGCCTTGTAAACCACACGCCAGCGCGCCATGCGCTCTTCATAGGCCTCCACCAGCTCCGGCGTCTCCATGATGAAACCCTTGGCGTAGAGCATGCCATGGACGCTCTGTGGGATCGGCACGCCGACCAGCGTGATGTCGCCTTCCTCGTCCTCGTCCTCATCGAGGATTTCCAAGGCGGTCTTCTTGTTTGGGACGATCGCATCAGGCACGTCCGTGATGTCGGACTGGTGGTAAACGATGGACCGGCTGGCGTTTTCACCGCAACGGGTCGCTACCATGCTGACGGTGACAGTAGCTGGGCAGTCACGTTCGCATGGCTTGTAGTTGACTCCGGTCACCAGCCACGGGAGGCCGTTGTCACGGTCCCACAAGAAACGGTTCTTGCCAGATTCCATGATGATTCCGGTCAGCGCTGCCTCTAGAGCGTCCAGGCGCTTGGCCTTGAAGGTGCGAGGGCTCTTGCAGACCTTCTCAAACTGGGAGATCTTCTGGAGCAGCTTGTTGTGCTCACGAGAGCTTTCCGCGTTGCGCGCCAGATGCTTCTGCAGCTTCTCCCGGAAAGTGGGGGACACAGAGTAGAGGGAGAATGTGGCGGCGCTCGAATAACGGTCAGTGTCTGGCCGCACCAGCGGGTGCTTGATCCCAGCTTTTTCAAGCTCTTTGAGAAGGTTGGAGTCGATTGTGATGTTCATTCGGGGTGGCTAAATAGCTATTTACTTGGTTTCCTGTGCTTAGTGTTCTCTTGAGGCGCGTCCAACATAGCAGGTTCCTGACGTTTGTCAAGTTCTGCCCTTACGAGGTATTCAAGGACTCCTCGTTGAAGAACGAACTCACGTTTCAGGAACACGCCATTGTCCCACGCGAGCTGCAGGGCTTGATTGCGCACCGTCACGTTGTGTGACGGGCCGTCGATCTCCAGCATCAGGAGAAGCTGCTGTTGAAGCTCAAGCCTCAGGAATGCTCCGTCGCGCCAAGCAAGCTGCAACCAGCGTTTGGTCAGATCCGGATCAGATGACGATCTTGCCGGTGGGGCGGTGGTACCCTTCCTGACCTGGGAGGATGAGGAGGGACTCTGGTTCTTTTTTGGCATCGGGAGGAGCCTCAAGTTCTTGTTTTTCGACAGCGAGTGCCTCGGCGAGGTAATCAGGATCTTCGCCGAGCTTGCAGATCACCGCGTAGTAGTCGATCTTGAACATGAACGGCGGGAACAGGCCGTTGGGGAGCCGGTAAGCTGCGTATGTTCGGTATGTGATGACGTCGCCCGGTTTGAGGTCGTCGATGCCTGAACCAACCGAAGTGACAACACCGATGTCAAAGGTGCGGTCGTAGTCGGTGCGCAGGGCGTTTGGCAGCATGATACCCTCCTCCCCCAGATCAAGGCAAAACTTGTCCGTGTCGGCCACCAGAATCGTGTCGGGAGTCGGTGCGACCCCGTTAAGTTCAGTGATGACTGGGTAGCGACGTGGAGGGCGGATTTTCTTCATGTGGGAGAGGTGGTCGTGTTGCGTGCCTTACTTGGCTGCGGTTGCAGCTGCTTCGGCTTCAGCGGCCTTCTTGGCCTTTTCAGCATCGACCTTGGTCTTCGGGATGCGGCACACGATGCAGAGGCTGGTCTCGACCAGCTTGAAGCGGGTCGGGTAGCTGGTGCCGTTCGGGATTGGGTCCATGCCAGCACCAGAGGCGATCTGGAACACGACACAATCACCTTCCTGGACTTCGACGCAACGAGGACCGACCGCGACGACTTCGCCGATGCCGTATTTCTTGTCGCCAGCGGCGTCCGGGATTTCGATACCACCAGCTGAGGTGTTCCCGATGCAGAACAGCTGAGTGTCTTTAACGATGATGCCGTTGCCGACTGGGATGATGATGTCGGGTGGCTGGATGAGGCGGTTTGAGGCGGAGATTTCCATAGGAACCACCAAGAAATCACGCCGAGAAGTCCCCAACAGCCTCCAGTATTCCAGCCTCGGGCTTGTACACGAAGGCCGCAGCCATGGTCTGGTTCAAACGTGTTCCACGTGAAACAAGACCAGCGTCCTGCAGGGTCAACGTGGCACCATTAACTGACGCGACGGTAACCTGGAATCCGACCTGCAGATCGGCGGCGAAGGTGATCGTGGCTCCGGCCACAAACCGCAAACACATGCCTAGGTCAGTGTTGTTTACCTGATAGTCGCCATTCAGCTCGCGAAATCCGATCACCTTAGGGAGGGCTCCGGCCTGATCAGCGGTGACGTGGTGCGGGTTGCTTTGGGAACGCAAGTGGTCGTACAGGGAGGACGACGACACTTGGGTAGGGCCTCCATAATCAAGAAACGAATCCTTGTTGCGATCATGAGCTTTGGCGGTGAGCGCTGCCACGACTGGCGAGGCCGCGACCCTGTCGTTCGTGAAATAAAGGTTGGCTCCACCCTCAGGCATGTCGTCTGAGGTGAGCTCAATCATCACGCCGGTGCGACCATTAACCGACACCACGTTGATGCCAGCAGTCATGGTCGAGAAGGACGCCCCGTTCCACAAGTAAACACCGTATGGGGACTTAACAACCACGGTGTCACCCACTCCGAGCGAGGAGGCCAAGGCGTCGCGCTGGGCGATGCTATCAACCAGAAACACATCGGTCAGACGCATCGTTGGGAACTGCGACGCGGTGAGCTTTCCAGATCCGTTGAGGGTAGCCACACCGCCAGGAGTTCCGAGGAGGGTGCTTGCCACGCCTCCGAGCTGCAATAGTGTGACGGCGTGCGGGTTGGTGGTCCGGTCGTTAAGGTGTTGCTTGATCTCCGACGCCAGCACCTCGTAGGCACCGCCGAGATCGAGCCCCTTGTCTGTGTTGTGTTGGTGCCTGAGTTGGTAGGTCTCCAGGATGGCTGCGATCTGCAGCAGGTCGGGGAGCAAAGACGCGGCGATCTTCCCGCCCTGATCGAGCGGGGCCACGCCACCCGGAACGCCACGGGACTTGGTCTGGATGGAGCCGGTCTGGTCAGCCGTGACGGCGTGTGGGTTGTCCATTCTTGCCGCGTGAGCAGCTGCATCACCGGCTCCGGCGCTTGGTGCCCATGTTTGGTCCATGACGGACGGCACCGTGCTGTTGTCTTGATTGGCAATCCACAGCACGCCGTTGTGACGCACCATAGTGCCGCGCTTCCAGACTCCTGGCTTCCAGTCGCCTCCCCACACCAGCGGAGACAGCTTAGGCTGCGGCGGGGCGATCTGGTCAGCGATCGGTTTGACGTTTCTCAGGTACCCCTTCTCGATCAAGGCTTCAGTATCTGGGTGGAGCAGGCTGGCCTGGAACGTTGAAGTTTCCAGACTGCCGAGCATGAACGTGTGCAACTCCCAGTCGATATAGAAGGTGATGCCGAGTCCCTGCTGCAGGGTGTTGAAGAGGGTGAAACTGGTAAGATCGCTCATCGCTTCCAATAAAAACACCACGGGGAGATCCAGCACCCATTACCTATAACGATGCTCGTAACTGAAATTGGAGACCTAGGACGCGAATTGGCGGCACTCGCCCCGGTCATTCGTAACAACATCGCGCCTCTGGCTCGTCATGGCCGCGATGCTGCCAGAGGAGTGGGGGAGCTGAACGACGAACTGGAGGATAACGAAGAGAGGACCGGCAAGACCAGAGCTGCCATTGGGAAGCTGACTGACTCCTTGCTCAAGATAATCCGTACCTCAGTGTCCTGGAATGATGAGATCCAAAAGCAGCTGAGGGGTGGGATGTCGGCAGCGACGCAAAACCTCACAATGTACAAGCAGAGGGCGGTGGCCCTTGAGGACGAGGCAAAGGCTATTAAGGCTCTAACCGGCACGTCGATGTCGGGGGCGTCTCAGATCATCGCCGGGATGGACGCGGCCTACAAGGCCGCCGGTAGGAACATGATGGACCACAGCGACCGAGTGCGCGAGATGGGACGTGGCTTCTTTGAGGATGTGCTGGCCGACGCCTCAAACACGCGTAACAGGCTGACTCAGGAAGCCACTCGCCTCGAACACGCTGCCTTGGTGTCGCAGCGCATGTCTGGGATGAGTGACTCCTCGACTGCGGCCATGTTCAAGACAGCTCTGTCTGACCTTCAGTTCGATGAGGGCACCACCGAGAAGCTGTTCAACACCATAGCCCAAGCAGCCAGTGAGTTCGGCCTCAATGGTGACAAGGCGTTTGCGGTTCTGACCAACAACCTCGAAGAGATCAACAGGCAAGATAAGAAAGATCGCTTCTCTTACGCTCAGCGTCTCATCACGACGGCTGGCCTGATGGAACGGGCCAGCTTCGATTTCAAGAAGTATGCAGGCAACCTGATGGCACGTGAGGGAGCCCACGGAATGCAGGACAACGCTATGACGGCTGCGGTCCTCGGCATTGACCCGGTCGCAGCTCACAACCTTCAGGCTCGCTCCAAGAACAACGACCTAAAGGCCTCTGAGCAACTTGCTACTCTGGTCGAGGACATGCTGAAGAGGCAAGCCCCACAATTCAGCCTGGAGGAGTACCGTAAGAACCAGTCAGGCAAGTTGCAGTTCGACAATCAGAACCAGTCAGATCGGTTCTACGGGTCGCAGGAGCTGGCCTCGCAGTGGCTTAAGCTGCTCGACATGGACATCTCAAAGTACGCCTCCATGAAGGACGCCTCGTCCCGCGTGGGAGCCCTTAGTGAGAATCGCAGCGACGGGAAGTCGATCGTTGATCCGTACCTCGGAAAGAGCGAGGTCAAAATGCGTGAGTTTTTTGACTCGACGCGCACCATGGGTGAGGCCGTCGAACAGTACGGAGCTAAGATCAACACCTTCTGGGATGGTATGGCGGAGCGTCTGGTTAAGCTCGGTAACAGTATCGGGATGGACGTCTCGCGGTCCGACCTGCAAGACACTGCAAGGACGGTTGGCGGGATAGGAAGTAATCTGGGTGGAGGGGCAGCCATAGCTGGCGGCACCCTGTTGTTGTCTAAGCTGGTAGGCGCTGGCGGTCTTGGCCGTCTGTTGCCTAGCCTGATGGGTCTTGGAGGCGCTACTGGAGGGGCAGCCGCGACTGGTGGTGCGGCTGCTGCTGGCGGAATGATGCGGGCCGCTGGCCCTCTGGCCGTTCTCGCTGGGTACACGATCGGTGGCATTTCGACGGCGCTGCAATCCGGCCAGCAGAAGGATCAGGAGATCGCCGGTGCTAAGGGGAGGGGCGTGCTCGGCAGTGTTTGGGAGGGCGTAAAGAACCCTGTCGGTCAGGTGATCCTGCTGGAGCGTGCGATTTCGCAGGCCTCAGACAGTGCTGCAGCTCTCAGAGAAGCAGAAACTCGGTTTTCTGAGGCTCAGCGCCTGGAGATGGAAGTCAAGCAAGTCATGAAGGACTCCATGGCGATCAAGCAGCAAGTCAAGCAGCGTGGCATCAACCCAGGGAAGGGCCAGGACGACAAGAGCCAGGCCAGCTCACCGAACACCTCGCAGTTTAGGTCGGAAACTCTGCTTGAGCGCATTCTCTCTGGCATCGAGAAGACCAACTCACTGATGACGGAGTACCTGTCGGCTTCTCAGCTGGGGCCGGTCGTCACTTAACAGGTGAAGCGGTTGGTTGAGGTCCACAACGTCACCGGGAAGTTGTAGTCGTTGAACCAAGTCCCTGGAGCTGACCCACTCAGACCAGACATGCTCAACCCCATAGTGTTCGTGACGAAGTCGAGTCGGCTTGCTCCGGTGGAACTGGCAGCCCACTGATACTTCGTGAAGCCGCCGTTGCCATCCGATCCAGAAGATCCGGAAATCAAGGCCGCAAACATGGCGTCCACGGTGGCTAAGGCCGCCGTCTGGTAGGTCTGGCTAAAGTCCGGAGTCAGCAGGCGTGACCAAGTCGCGAACAACTCACCTTCAACCACTACAAACGACCACCCGGTCGGCGGAGACCCAGGAATGCGCGATGCCCAGTTGTAGGAGGTCACAACGCTGCTTGCGTTGGTGAAGGACCCAGAGAACTTAAACAGGAACACCGGCGACAACTTCCAGCTTGGGTGCCAGTCAACCAGAGCTGGGTTGGTGATATCATGCCTGAATGCATGTCCGTTGGGGGAGGACACCGCTGCCAGGGTTTGGTTGGCGCACACCGTGGAGCTTGACGAAGAGGAGTTCGAGGAGGAGGAGCTGGAGTTCGAGGACGAACTTGATGAGCTTGCCTCAGACAACGAGCTTAGGGAGGACAGGGAGCTGGCTGAGCTGATTTCCGACAAGGAGCTGTGGGACGAGGAGGAACTGGAGGAACTGGACGACGCCGAGCTCAACTCGGATATCGAGCTGTCTGATGTGGGGGAGCTTTTGGAGGACGAAGAGCTTGAGCTAAGCTCGGATTGTGAGCTGGACGATGATGACGAGCTTGCCTCGGATAGAGAGCTGCCAGATGATGCAGAGCTTTCCGAGCTGTACGATGATGTCTCTGGGACGCTGAGGGAAGAACTCGACGAGGTCTGCAGGGCAACGCTTCCGGACGGCAGCGAGGGAGACCAGCCAGGACATGCCAGAGTGACCTCGCTGTAGGCCTCCCACATCAACGAGGCGACGCCACCACTGAGGTCGATGTTGTCGATGTCAACTCCAAGGCCAAGGAAGAAGGACTTGAAGTCTGCCTCGCTGGCATCCTGAATGATGTACGATTCGTATAGGCCATTAGGTCCAGGGCTGCCTTGTGGGACCGGTGGTGCCTGCGGATCAAATAGAGACCGGGACGCCGACAGGGCGGCAGTCTGCACGGTGCCAGCCTCAAGCGGGAACGAAGCATACCACGCCAGATAGAGACCGTTTCCGGGTCCGTCATACTGGTAGTGCATGTTCGGCTTTTCGTCCACGATCCTCTCGCCCCACTCGATCGGGTTGAACGTCGGGTCGGTCGAGCTGAGCGTGAGACGGTGCACCACATGCAGGCTCCAGCGCGGGTCCCAGCTTGCTCTCACTGGATCGGTGATCTCATAGAGCATCCAGTTGAAGATGCTCAGATTCGGGGCCAACGGCTGGTTGGTACACTCGACACTCTGAGAGCTGGAGGAGGAACTGGCGTTGCTCTGACTGGACGATGAGCTTGATGAACGCTCGTCCGGGCCTCCCGATGACTCGCGTTCATCAGACGAAAACTCCTCGTTACCCAGAACCTGCACTAGGCGCGGATGCGTCCTACCAGAGCACATGATGACAGCAGATGCAAACCAGTTTCCAAGGACTCCATTTGGAAAGCCGTCTCCGAAGTCCAGGTTGCCCATGTCGAAGCCCAGCACGTCCCGGATAAAGTTGCGCGCTGCTCTACCGGCCTGAGTGAGGCCGTCATACCTGGACCGGGTGTGACCGTCAACTATCACTGGGCTGTACACAGTGTAAGGCCCTGGATTTGCGTTGTAGGTTCTCCAGGCTGCGTACAGTTCTCCGACAAGCAACGGATCAGTGTTGTACACTGGCATGGCTGGCACAGCATCGGTGATCTCCAAGTCAACGCACATGGCGTCGTAAAAGGCGAGTGGAGCTATCTGAGCCTCAGTCACTAGGTTAAGAGGCCAATAGGTGGTGTGATAAACAACCGGTGTCCTTCCCAGTCTCCAGTTCGTGTAAAGGTTACTGGCACCCTCCCAGTCTTGGAAGAACACTCTCCCGCCTGGATAAGGGAAACCGCGACGTTTTTCCCAGTCAATGAACCCATACGTGCCTGTCTCGTTGGAAAACTCGATGTCCCAATGCACGGACGAGAATCCTAGGGATGGGTTTCCTGGGTCTGGCCCTGGCTCATTGACCTCCCCTACGATCGGCAAGGTCCTAGCGTCAAAGTCTGGCCGAAGGAAGATGAACGAGTGAAAGATGGCGAGCTGCCAACGCGAGTCCCAGTTAGACCGCTGCGGCTTGAAAATGAAGCTGGGGCAGTTGACGAGCCCATACGCCTCCAAGGCACCGCCATCCTCCCCGTGAATCGAGCCATTCACGACACGGACTGGCGGGGGAACGTCGGCAAAAGGTCCGATCGCGTCTGAATTCAGAAACTCGTAACCGACCATCCGGCGCACGAACTCCTCTTGACACGGCGGGATCGGTTGTGATGACTCCGAGGAATGGCTGGAGCTGGAGCTTGGCAGGTCGAACGCCCCGCCTGGAATGAGGGAGCACACCTGAACAAAGTCGGACAACGAGCGCCCGTTCGAAAACAGCACCTCCAGCTTGAGGGTGCCAGCCCGCAATGAGCCATCCGACAGGAACCCTGGTAGGGCGAAGCTAAAACAGGTGAGGTCGCTGACCAGCACTCCACCGCCAACTTGCTGCACCTGCTGGTTGAACGGAGAGTCCTTGCAGATAACACGGGCGGTCCATGACAACGGGTCCGGCGAGTCGCCCTCGTAAACCGGCGCGGTAAAGCATGCTCGAAGCGATCCGCGCACCGTGGGGGAGCGCTGGATAATGACCAGACGCGGTTGAGCCCAGAATCCAGTTTCGAACGCCGGGACGTCACCTATGGCATCGTCTTGATCAAACGGGATCTCAACCGTCACACCCTCTACCACGAAGTCCACCTGATCGACTCCAGGCACCATCCACGGCACCGATCCTCGGTTCGTGTAAGTGAGGCCTCCGATGGTCATGAAGGGCTCGTTCGAGCTGGAGAACACCGCCTCCATCAGGTCCAGATCGTTCCAGGGCTTGCCGTTGTATTCAGGCTTTGTGAAATCCGAGAAGTCCATGTTCCCAGAGTTGTCAGTCATGAACAACAACCGGTTCCACGGCACCTCCTTGACGTTCCGAGTAACGTCAGCTGGTTCTCCCAGCCTCTTGATTACGTTCCCCTCCAACCGCCACGCAAACCCAGAATAGGCTTGATCGACTGGAGCCATCAGGACGTTCAGCCCTGGGTAGATGTGGACGCCTAAGGCCGGGTCGGTCCCAGCCAGCACGAGGTCCTCGGAGGAGATCTCATCCGAGGAATGAGACTCGTTCCACCCTGTAACGGCTGCCTGTGGCCCGATGTAGTGCCTGGCTGTGAGAAGCTGTTGCTCCAGACTGCCTGATTCATCGGTAGCGAAAGACAGCTCAGAGCGCTCCACATACAGGCGCTCGTCGAAATGGTTGGGGGCGTAAGCGCGCAGGTAGCGACCCGTGGTCTGGGTGACGCGTGTGATTCCATTGATCTGACGCACAAAGGCGTTGGCGGGCCGGTCGAGCCGGTACAGCACCTGGATAAACGAGTTGTCGTCTCCGGACAGTGTGATGGTTCCTTGGGTGGCCGACGCCGACACCAGTCGCGGATTCACGAGCCTGCGGCAGTTGATGTAGCTCGGCACCTTCCATTGGAGCGAGACCATGCCCTTCCGATCAAACGGGCAGTATTTGAAGACGCCAGAGACCTGCAAGGCGGTTGCCTTGCGGTAGCGCAGGTTCCATAGCGCCCGTAGGGCTCCCGTGCAGTCGTCCGGGTAGCTTGGGGGCGACTCCTTGACGCCCCATCCGAGCATGTCCTGTCGAGTAACCTGGGTGCCATCGAGGTTGGCGAAACTCAGGCCAACCTCCAAAATGCGCTGGTGAACCTGAGCCAGCTGTTCACCGTAGCCGTTTCTAAGTGCCACGGTCTTCAAGAAGAGTTCGGAGCCAGCCTTGAAACTGATCCCGTTCTCGATGAAGTCGGGCTTGGCTTGCCCTAGGACGTGGTAGCGTTGCCAGAGGGCTGAGATCAGCCGGTAGAGGCAACGTGAGGGGCCTGAGCCCCACCCGCTAGCGTTGTCACGCTGATACTTGGCGGTTAGAAGGACGTCCGTTCCTGAACAAGGTGGACACCCTTCCCCAAGGGAAGGAACTGACGGCGGGTTGCACCAGTTCCAAGGATCACTCATGGTAACAGTTACTCGTCTTCTTCCTCGCCGCCACCGGCGCTTCCAGAGTCGTTGGACAGCTGACGCTCGACCCAAGTGTCGAGGGCGACCCGGAGCGCCGAGCCATCCACCTTGAGCAGGTCGTCGCAGAGGTTGACCCAGTCAAGGCGGGTGAAGCCCTCCTCAAGACCAGCGATCCTGAACTTGCCACCGGCGGACTTGATGATCTTGGCATCCAGCAGCGAGTAGAACAGGGTCCACTCCGGCGAGATCCCCGACTTCTTGCCGAGAGCGTCCGTGAACGTGATGACCATCTCCATTTCGCGGTCGGGAAGACCGGTCTTGTTCTTGCGAACCGTGATTTTGGAGAAGAAGCCCGAACTGCGCTTCCCGGTCGGGACTGAGCGTCCCTTGGAGAAACTGAACTTGCTCGACGTCCGCAGGTAAAGGCGGTAGTCGGCGTAGAATTTGAGGGCCTGACCGCCTGGGCTCTCCGGATCGACGTAAGACGGGGTGCCTGGCTTGTCACGGATCTGGTTGACCATGATCGCGAAGGCTCCGACGTGTGCCAGGTACTGCCGCAGTTTGGAGGTCTGGTCCGACCAGATGCGGGGCTCCGGCAACAGGGAGCTTTTCTCGAATTCCTCGTTCTCAACCGATGCGTTGGCCTTGAGGGCTGGCACCGAGTCGAGGACGAACACGATCTTCTTGGTTGGAGTGCCTTCTTTGATGGCCTTCTCGTTGATGGTGCCGAGCATGCGCAGGGCCTTGTACATCAGCTTGAAGTACTCCTCAAGACTCGACACTGAGATCGGGCGGAAACGCAGCTTACCAGCGGCGTTGCGCAGACTCAATGACGGATACTTGTGGAGGATCGCCGGATTGAGGGCAAACTCCTGATCGAAATACCAGACCTCGACATCGGGGTCGGCTTCCAGAATCGACGCCGAGATAAACCGGGCCAGCTCTGTCTTGCCGGACTTGTTGGGTCCGAACAACTCCGCCATGCGACCCCAATGAAAACCGCCACCGAGCATCCGGTCCAGCTGTTCGATGCCGGTACCGAAGACCTCAGGCGTAGCCATCAGGTCGATCATCGTAACAGCACTGAACGATTCGTCCTCGCCGGTCTTGCCCTTGCATGCTGTGGTGAGCAGGCTATCGAGGTCAAGGTCCGGTGCCGTCTTCTTTTTGACGACCATTTCACGCTTTTGCTGCGGCCCCTTCGGGGGGATAACTGTCACCGCGCCATCATTTTCGTCTCCCATATGGATCTCCTGTTAGTATGTGGGTTGGAGGTCCTGGATTACTCGGCGTCGAGATCGGCGAGCTGGTCGGCGATCCTGGAGCCAGGACGGCGTGAGGCACTGGTAGACTTCGGCGTGACCGGAGCCTGCTGAGTGAACTGTGCTTCGTCGTCGTCGGCATCGCCAGCGTTGAAATCAGGGGCGTCGGAGCCGTTATCAACCGGGTCGAGGTGCGGGAGATCGTCGTCGGTGTTGCGACGATTCTGGCGTGGGGCCGGACGGGATGCTGGACCAGCACCACCGGGCTTGCCACGGCCTTCGAACAGGGCATCGTCGGAGACCTCAGCGCCCTTGATGGGCTTGCTGGAGTTCTGCTTGAGCTTGACGCGCTGTTCGGCTGCTTCCAGAGCTGCGTCGATGTCGGAGGACTGCTCCTCGATCTGCGCCTTGACCATGGCAACCGGGTCCTTGAGCTGCTTTTGCAGCAGGCGAACTTCGGCTGGGGTCTTGGCGAGAGGAGACTCAGCAACAACGATCTGCGCGTGGAACACGTGGCCCTGACCAGTGGATTTGGGGGTTTTGCGCAACAGGATATCATGTCCCTTAAGGACATCGAACAGGTCAGGGATCTCGTCGTCGCTGAGTTCCATCAGAGCATCGCGGTCCGTCACGCCGGTCGCCTCAATGGCGTAGTCCGTGTAGGCGGAGAGGATGGCGTCATGCAGCTTCGGCTGCGCGTAGAAGTCGCGGACACCAGACGGGTCTTCGCGGTCCAGGATCTGCATGTAGTAGGACTCCTGACCTTTGAGAGCCCATTCCAGGGAGCGCAGGAAACGGAGGCGCTTCTTGGAGGCTTCGTCGGACTTGCCGCCGAGCCCTTCCATTTCGCCGACGGCCTCGTCGATGCGCAGCTCGAAGGGACACTCCTTGTTGAAAGTTGGAAGCTCGTCTTGGCCCTCTTTCAGGAGGTAAGCCTTGGGCTGGTCGCGGGGGCAGATGTAGCTCTTGTCGAACTGGCTTTCGCCGGTCGGGTCGGGAGCCCAGTGCTGGATGATTTTGAACGACCAGCACCCTTCGGCGAAGGGGATGATGCGGACGATGTGGTCTTTCTTATCGTCTGGAAGCTTGTAGCGGTCGCTGGATTTCGGCTTCGAGGTCTTGATAGCAGTCTTAAGGAATGAACTCATGGGCTTGGTGTTTGTCTTGTTGCTTGCGTTTTACTTGGTCTTGTGCTTGGTTTTTACTTGGCTAGGAAGAACAAGAACGCAACGCAACAGACTAACGCTCAGTACCCTTGAGCAGTTCCGCAAGGGTGGACGGGACCAGCTTCTCGCCATCCCACTTCGAGACCTTGCCGTCCTCAGCGTAGAGGCTTCTCATATGGCCAATGGTGTTGGACGCATTGACCACCTTGAAGTAGTTCGGAGGCGTGTTGGCCTCCCACACGAAGTCGCCCTTTTCGATGTAGGAGACACGAGCCTTCTCACCGTTGAGGTAGGAGTTGAACTCCCAGACGCCCTTAACTGCGGACCATGTGATCGTGGCACCTTGAGCGTAGCCGAAGTTGAAACGGTCCGGAGTGCCGCGCCAAGCCAGCACGTGTGAGAGGTGAGTCGCAGGCTTGAGAACAGGAGATTGCTTGAGTTGGGTTTTTTGCATGCAGGTAACCTTCCACGGATTTTGGCCGTCGTCAACCCCACCTCCCAACCCTAAGTATCGCACGGATGAAGTTTCTCGAACAGCCAGACTCGGCTGGCATCTATCACGGCCTCTACCGGGCACGCGTCGAAGCCAGGGTGGACCCTAAACGTTTGTACCGTGTGAGGGTGAGAGTCCATGGCATCCACTCTCAGGATACGCCGGTCAAAAAGCTGCCGTGGGCGCAACCCCGTAAGGAGTGCGGCAAGAAGCACGGTATGGTGTGGGTGCCTGTCGTTGGCACCGACGTCTGGGTGGAGTTCCAAGACGGTGATCACGAGTATCCGGTGTACTTCGGAGCTGCCCCCGGCACCGACACGATGATCGACGGCAAGGGAGCCAACAAGCACCGGTTCTGGCCGACCAGCCTGTTTGGTAAGAAGCGGTCGGACGGCGATCTGAAGAGCGAGTCCGATTCAGACGGTGGCGACGAGGACGCCCCGGACAACTTCGTGCTGGTGTCGCCCCTGCAGAAACGCCTGGAGCTGGACGACCGCAAGGACCGCGAGCGCCTGGTGCTGGCTGACATCCACGACAACTTCTTCTGGCTCAACACAGAACGCGGCGTGATCTCCTTGGAGGCTGCCATTGGGGAGCAAACCAAAAAGGGAACCGCCAAGGCACGCGGCATCACGTTCAGCTCCGACCCTGACTATTTGGCAGTGCAGCTCTATACCTTCGGTAACTGGCAAATCACGGTTGACGACATCGGGAACGTGTGTGAGATTGCCTCGCCACGGGGAGCCCTCCTTCGAGTGGTGGACGCCGGTTCCATCGAGGCCTGGACTCCAGGCGGTAAGAGGATCGTCTTGGATGACGCGACCGGCAAGGTGTCTATGCAAACCCCGGACGGTTACGGGGTGTCGGTGAACGAGACTCAGCAGCGCGTGTTCCTGTTCACTAAAGACGGCGACCAGACGGTGCTGCTCGACCGCAAGAACAAGAAGCTCAAGCTGTTCTCGGTGGAGAACATCGAGATCTCCTCCAAAAAGGACGTCCTGATCGAGAGCGAGCAGGATATTGTGCTGAACCCCAAGCGTCTGTTGCACCTTGACAAGAAAAAGGGCGACGTAACAGTGCAGAGCGATAAGGCCACCTACGACCAAGAAGCTGCACAAGTCAGCAAGCCGGAGCGTCGGCGTAAGATCAAGCGCGCCTGTGACTACCCGTTCTATCAACCGTGACGAAACAGCCGGTTCTTAGCGACCGGTATCCGGGTGTCGATTGGGATGTCGGGGTGGGACAGCTTCACCAGCCTGTAGGTGGGGATCACTAGATCTTGAGCAGCCTCCAGAAGGAGCCGGTACTTGATATCGACCTGATCAAGCCTGGAGTAGATGTCTGCCAGATTGCGGAACTTGGACAACAGGTACTCAGCCCCTTTGCTGCCAATCCCCTTGACTCCCTTGAGGTTGTCTGATGAGTCGCCAACCAAAGTGAGGAATGAGGCGATTTGGTCCGGCCTAACCCCAAAGAAGCGGTTCACAGTGGCTTCCGCATAGTGCTGATAGCCACCGATCGACGGCCTGATCACCACCACAGGTGGGTCCTTATCGGTGACGAGCTGCAACATGTCCTTGTCGGACGACACCAGCCAGACCTTGTGACCATTCTTGCGAGCCCAGCTGACAACACCAGCCATAACCTGGTCTCCCTCAGTGCCGTCCTGCTTGATCACTCGCGCAAACGGCCTGGCAATCTGCTCGGCTTCGAGCATGTCCTGCACCATCTGCGGGTCTGGCTCCTTACGCTGAGCCTTGTAGCCCTCAACGCCGTGGTCTCTGGTATCCTCTCCGTCGAACACCACGACAACATGGCACTTCGGCACCGACAGACGCCGCTGGTAGCCTTCGAGCAGGCCGCGCCAGCTACTTGTCGCAGTGTGTGGGTTGGCGTGCCAAAAACGCCTGAAGACGTTGTCCCCGTCGAGCAGCAGAATATCCATAGTCGAGCCAAGAAATCACTGGCTGATGTAGAACCTCATCACAAACCGGCGCATTGTGGTCGTCACAATGCCGTAGAGCTTCATCTCGATCAGGTTCTCGTCCAGGCCCATGGCAGCAGTTGTGGAGTTGTTCACCGCCCCTAGTAGGTCCTTATCAGCCACGGCGCGACTGATCATGCGCTGTAGTTCCCTGACGCGTGGCTTCGGGATGTCGTTTAGGACAAGGCGGTACTGCTCGGCTACGACCGACACGACCTTTACTAGGATTGGCTCCGTGATCGCAGCGATGTGGTCTAGGTCTGGCTCCATGTCAGGAACTTTACTGGTGGACGGGCTGATGGTCAACTTCCTAGTCAAACACCTGGATGTCTGACTCATGCGGAAGCTCGAAGGTGTCTTTGAGCGGGTTGGGGAAGGCTGTGAGCAGCTTCTCCATGTACTCGGTGTGAGAATCCGGGAGGCTGAGACCGACCATGCCCTCGACGTCGGTCACGCAGTTGTAACAGGCACCTGCCACGGCGTCCGCGATGTCCTTAGATGCCGGACCACCTAGGACCATCCCGAACGGTATCGCTGGCTTCCATTCAACCGTGAAGTTGGCGGGATGGTCAACCTTGTCCTCAGTGTCCTCCAGATTGGACATCTCCATCAAGAAGCAGGGCAGATCTCCGGTGTGGAGGCGTCCTTCCAAGACCGCGATCCGGAGCGACTCATAGGGTGCCTTGGTCTTGTCGCACGACAGGTACTCGGCCCTGAACCCCATCTTGGTGAGGATGTTGCGCATTTCCTGAGACATGGAGCGCAAGTCGCAGGTGATCCTTCGAATGTCGAAGCCGCAGGCGCGCAGCCACAGGATGAAAGCTCGGATCTTGCCGAAGTCGAGCGGGTCCGACGGAGTCTCACGCTTGAGCCCGATCGCGAAGTCGATCTCAATCAGAGGCTGCACCAGCATTTCGCGCATCTGGTTGTGCATCGAGGTGCGCTCGACCTTAGAAGTGGCAAACGGGTGGACCATTGCAATCCCGCAGTTGTCCTGAGCGCCCGAGCTGATGTCGATGTGCAGGAAGCGTGGCATCGTCGGGTGACGTAGAGGCTGCAGCTTGCCATGCCTGAACTGCACCAGCTGCTCCCCTGCCTGGTTGCCGTGACCGCCGGTTTTGAGGCAGTCGGCCAACTGGTGCAGGGAGGTCAGAGACAATGGTAGAACGTCGGCCTTGAACGGGTTGTGCAGGCCGTCCCGGATGCAGTTGATGAGCGGCATCATGTTCGGGAACAGCTTGGCAACACGTCCCGTAGCTACACCGGCGACGTCGCGGATGGCACGGTCGATCCCGCCAGCTCCCTCGAAGTCTTCCCGGTGCTCTTCTGGCACGTGGATGAGGCGGCTGGCTGCGAGGTTCTTCTCCTGGCCTGGCTGCAGGATCGCGGCTGGGCTGATGTTGTCCCCGATGTCCACCCAGAATTTTTGGCCTGAGTACTTCATGCGGCACGGTCCGACCACCTCCCACCATGGAAACTCGCAGATCTTGACCGTGGGGTCGTGGCGGGACTTGCGGATGTGGGAGGACAAGAAGTCGTTCTCGGCCTTCGCGGATGAGATCAGGATGATCATGCCATCCTTGGTGTGACGGAAACGGGACTTATAGCGCTTTTCAATGGCGTTGAACAAATCGGCTGCCGCCACGGCTGCGTCGCGCTCCAGTCGAAAGTTGATTTCATCGACCAGAGCCACTAGAGTGTTACGACCGAGGGCTTCGTAGATTCGGGAACCAGCTTCAATGCGCAGGTTTCGGCTAAACCCGATGCTGCGGCTGGAGTACTTGCGGGAGCTGCTCGGATTCTTGATGTTCTCCGTGAAGAACGGGGACTCCGTTAGCATGTTGATGGTGTCCGCGAAGGTACCACCCTTGACCTGGGCCTGCGTGATCGAGAAGTAGCTGAAGTTGATGGACGTCACCTTGGACATCCCGTAGTAGGACAGCGGGTGACGCAGGCACAAGGCACAGCACAGCTTGTAGAGGACCACGATGGAGCCAATGAAGCTGTTGTGGCTCATAAAGCCAGCCGAGATGAACGACGGGTCTTCGACCGTTTCGACAGATAAGTCGTAACAGTGAGCCCGGTTTCGTTCCACTGACTCGATTTGGTCGAAAAAGACCTCGCCCATGGCAACTTGCTGGAGCAGCTTCGGGAGCACACCACCAGCTGCCAGGACCTCCCGTAGGAGCCTGGTAGTACACTTCTGGGAACGCAACCGCTTGAGCAGACGCCTCGGCGATTTTTCGTAGTCAGGGTGTTTCTTCCCGGTTGTTCCGGGAGGCTGCTGCGAGATCAGGACATCGACGGTGGCACGTGGGATCTTGAAGCCGTACTTGTGCTCGTTGTGGCGGCTGTCCCCGTTAAGCGCGAGGATAGCCGCAGCTTGCTTCTCTGGGTAAAAGAAGCCGATTTCTGCGACAAAGCGCGCCTTGGAAACTTCGCCGTGTAACCAGAGCTGATTGGAGCCAGCACCCTGCCTGCCGCTGGCAGCGTTGTAGCTGTCACGCTCCTCAAATCGGGTCAGCATGCCGAGACGCAGAAGTAGCTCCTGAATATCGACCGCAAGCTGCCTGCTCGCGGTCGAGTATCCGACACTCTGCGCAAAGGCCGTCCCGTCTCCGCTGAAACAACCACGCAGGAACTGGCAGATAGTGCGCCGAGTGGCTCCTTTGATGAAGTCAGGCACTACTTTGTCGATGCAGAGTTGGTGTGATACCTCACGGTGTAGGTCTGAGTACCTGTCAACCCTTAGCAGATTGCTGTTCGGTCTCGCATGAGACGGCACTTTGTGTATGAAATGGAAGGTCTCGGTTAAGAAGATAGCTTCATCCCGGTGCACCGACAAATAAAAGCACCTACGGACCTTCTTCTGGCGCACACCTTCAGCTATTTGAAGACCGAGGAGGAAAGCGTCAAGATCAGATAATTCGTTAGGGCCGAAGGTGTTGCCTGGATAAAGCAAGACTACCTCGCCCCCAGCAAACGAGTTTACAAACTGCCACTTTTCGGTAAGAGCGGCGCAATCCATTACTAGGAGCCTGTGGCGCTCGTAGCCGCACTCAATCTGGTGGTTGAGCCTGGTCCTAATCCTGAGGGTCTCTAGCTCACCCTCATCGTGGGTGGCTGTGACCTTGCGCAGCCCAGACAAGCCACGTACCACATCACCGACCTGCACTTTTTCGATCGGGACCGTGCCCTTACCGTCAACGGGAATAGGAGTTCCAGCTATTTCCGACTTGCCCAGACCGATCCCACCAGCCAGAATCAGCTGCTTATACTTGGACGAGCCGTCGAACATCTCGTAGAGCACCTCGCGCCACTTCGGAAACAAGCCGGGAGCCTCGTCGGTGCCTCGGCACACCTCACCAAGGTACTGGTTGCTCTCCACAAACTCCTGGATGTCTGGAGGAGGTCGCGAATAGTCCTCCTCGATCATTCTGTCGTAGGTGGAACTGTTGCCGTCCTCAGCCATCTCGTGGAGCATCGTGTCGAGCAGCTCCAGCTCTTCAGGAGAGCAGTACTTGGCTTCCTCGATACCCTGGTCTAGGAGGTAAGTGCGGAGGTCGTGATGCTTGTCTGGGGGTTGAACCATGGAGGTGTGGCAACCACTCAGAAATCACATAGACACAAAAAGGGGGAGTCGTGAAACTCCCCCTTGACAGACTTCAAACTGGAACGATCGCTTACTGAGCCGGTATGACTGGCTCCGGGTCAGGCGGCAGGCCCTTCTGGATGGCTGAGGCAATCGCGGCAAGCGTGGCAAGGTTGTTGGCATCGGGCGTGTAAGCAACCTGGTAGGCGGCTCCGACCAGCTCGATCACCACGAGAAGCTCAGGATACTTGCGCTGAACTCCGGTGAAGTTGGCGATGAGGTCTGCAGGGGTGACGGTACCGGAGGCAGTCACCTTTTGAACCGTGGCGACCACCTCTTTGAGAGGGGCGACCAAGGACGGCTTCTTGGCGACAACGACGATGGTAGCGGGGGTGAGCGCGCTGATCAGGCTGGCGGAGTCGGGTTTGGTAGCGCAAGACGTGTTGAACGTC